GAAAGACGGGGCCTAAAAGGTTCGACAACTTTCAAGAGGAAGAAGTGGGCTTCAATTGTTGCAGATACATATCTAGAGTACAGCTTCGGTCTAGCACCTTTGATTTCTGACACAAAGAATGCAGCCGAAGCCCTTGCACGCCTTCATGCGGAAAAGGAAGGATTACTCCGACCTAGACGTAAGATTGTGTGTCAAGGGAAAGACGTCGCTAGCGAAACCTTCACGCCTACTCCAATCGGAGTCAGCCTATCGGGATACTTGTTCGCAAGACCAAGTGTTACCAATAAGACTGAATGCCGAGTACAGTATGTGTGTGGTCTAGAAAGCACTCTCAGAGCTGATCTTGGCTCAAATGATCGCTTGCTTCAATTGCTTGGTTTTAACCATGCAAATTGGGTGCCAGCGATCTGGGAGGCCGTACCATGGTCATTCCTGATCGACTACTTCACTAACGTGCAGCAGATCTTGGAAGCGTCTGTAACTAATACGTCGGATGTGAAATGGATTACTAAGACGGTAACTTACCGTACGGAGTATAACCAGTTCTTTCCGGTGGATCAGGAAGAGACGCGCCTTCAAGCTAAAGCACGACAGAGAAGTGGGTATGGATCAGGGCATGCGGGACGATGCCATCAAGTCAGAATTACCCTTGCTCGCACTCTTCCGACGACGCTAGGTGTGCCATCTCTTTATTTCGAACTTCCCAGTTCGGTAAAGCAGCTGGCAAACATGGCAGCGTTGTTGATTGCTCGCAAGCCAACCTCGTCAGCTCTTTGGCTGACATAACCTTCTCGCGGTTTAACCCGCATCTTCTAGGAGAGCCAACATGGCTTTTGCGCCTTCAACCCCTATTACGGGGTCCGCCCAAACCGGACTGACTAGCCCTACTTACACTATTGCCGCGGATTCGAATCCGGACAATAATGGCAAGCAGTACTATGTCAGTGCGCTTGGAGGCACGCAAACCGGTGTGCTTGCACACACGGTTGCTGCTCCTTTCACCCTCTCTATGTTCCGTCCCAAGGTCCTTAAGTCCCTGGCGCCCGTGAACCCGGTGACTGGCGTTTTGCGTTCCGTTTCGATGAACACCTACAAGGTGATCACTCGTAAGGGTGTGCTACCTCTTGCAGGTCAATCCTACAAGACGGCTATGCTCAAAACCGAACTGGATATCCCAGCCGGTTCTGATCTAGCCGACCCGCTGAATATTCGCGCTGCTATCTCCGCTCATATCGGCCTGCTTATGCAGATTTCGAATGAAATCGGAAATTCAGTGGTTACGGGCACTATCTAGTGCTCGTAAACAGGGATTATCAATCCCTGCCCTACTAGGATTAATCCTAGTTGCGAAATTCATTGGAGTAGCACGATGCGTGATTACGCAAGTCTTTATACTCTTCTCCTCGCCGACCTGGGTTTGGACGCTGAAAGTGTCGATGCTCCTATCACTAGTGATATGGATGCCGACGCTGTTAGCAGACGAGCCCTTGCTTCTAGCTTCTATAAGAAGTTATCTCCTAACGGGAATACGCGCACTGCTGACAAGAACGCCTTGATTAAATTCGAAGCGATCAATGCAGCGTGTGCGGACTACCGCGGATTCGAAGCAGAATCGATGGCTGAGTCATACTTCTATGACTTTTATAGGCATAACTTAGCGTTATGCTTTCAACCACCGAGCGGTCGAACGTTCGACATGGAGTTTATCCGTGAACATATGGGTGTTGGACCCGGAGCAGCCCAAAAGGCTGATTCCAGGACAATGGTAACAAAACTCTTTGAGTCTACGTTATCTTGTACCAACGATGACCTGGTTCGTTACTATCGATCTGCCTTAGCTGAAACCGGACTCTGGGCCGACGCAGAAATGCGTCGGTTTGAGAGGTTTGGTTTCGTTAAGGTTCGAGGGGGCAAATTGTTCTTTGCGTCGAAGAACTCTGAGATATCGCGAACGTGCTGTACCGAGGCTTCTCTGAATATGCTTATTCAGAAAGCCGCCGGTACTTTCCTCGAGTTATCTGGTGAAGAGTTGTTTGGGATTAACCTCTCAACTCAACCTGATAACAACAGGGAGCTCGCTCGTCTTGGCTCTATCTATGGAACCGTAGGGACCATGGATTTAGTTAGTGCGAGCGATAGCATTGTATACGAAGCGTTGATGCGTGATATACCGAATTGCTTCTTGAAAGCCGTTCTACGTATGTCTCGATCAGAATTTGCAATCCTCCCGGATGGCAAAGAGGTTCGTCTACATATGATTTCTACAATGGGAAATGGTTTTACATTCCCCTTGCAGACGGTCATATTCGCGTCAGCGGTCAAGGCAGTCTATGATCTAATGGGTATTCCCTTTAGATCTCCGAAAACTGACTATGGTGTATTTGGAGACGATATCATCGTCAAACAGGAAGCTTTCGAGTTTCTTGCCCGAATGCTCACCAAGCTAGGTTATACGGTGAACGTTAGGAAATCGTTCAATAGTGGCCTTTTCCGCGAGTCCTGCGGATGCGATTATTATGCCGGAACTTTGGTTCGTGGTGTATATATCAAGTCTTTAGAGACTCCTCAAGAAGTATACTCAGCCATCAATCGATTGTTGAGGTGGTCTGCTCGTCATAAGATCATATTGCTGAAGGTTGTCGGTTGTCTACGGTCTTGGGTTCGAGATATTCGAATCCCTCCGTCAGAGTCCGACGACTCAGGTATACATGTTCCATGGAAGCTTTCGACCTCTTCCAAGGTTAACGATAGGTATTGGTATACATACCGTGCATATCGGAAGATCTTGCGAAAGATGACCATACCCGAAGCCGACTCCTCCGAGGCCATAAGCCCTGAAGGAATAGGTGTTGGGTATCTTGCTGGTGTGTACAGACGACGAGATCCTTCGCCTGACACTAACCCTTCCCAACTGGATGCCGACCACAAGTGGTCGAATCAACCGGTTCAGGTCTCTCTTCGAGATCTAAAGGGTGCGAAGACTCGGTACAAAGTCCGCAGCTTCGACATACCCTATTGGGACTATTGGCCTCTGACTGAGCCGGCCGATAGTACTAACGAGGATGTCAAACACGG